ACGGTCGACGGCCGCATCAGGACCGATGGCGTATTGTTGGCCGCGGCGATCACGATGCCCTGCGTAAGGGTCGCGTTGCCCGCTGTCGCGGTCAGGCGGGTCGCATTGCCTTCACCGGCGATTGGCTCGTCGCCGGCATCGCTCAGGGTCAAATCCGTCGCGGTCCAGACAATGTTGGAGAAGTCGGTGCTCCACAACAGCCGGTTGGTCGCCTGTCCTTCGAGCAGGAAACCGAAGCCGTTGGCGATACGCGGCACGTTGGCTGCGGCGCTGTGCCAAATGCCCTGGATGTCCTGGTAGGTCGCGATCTGCGCATCGGCGCGGGTCAGCGTCACCGCCGCGCTGAGCGTGGTCGCGCCATTCCACCAATATTGCCCGCTGGCAAAATTGAGGTTGAGGTTGGTCGACGGATCGACCACCGCGCCCTGTGTTGCCGCACCGGGAACCGCGATCTGCGCCCCGGCAGGGGCGTGCGGTGCGAGGGCGAGAAGGAACGCGACGAGGAGGCGGGCGAGGTACTTCATGATCAATAATTCTGCCCGATGATAGAGGCGTACCAGGTGGTGCCACCGTCATTCGTCTCGAAGGCAAGCCGGTCGACCTTGCCATTGGTCGTGGTGATCGTCGGCGACACGCCCGACGCCCACTTGACCGAAGAGCCCCAGGCCTGCGTGTAGGGCGTTCCGTTGGCTGTCAGATAGAGCTCGAAGGACGTGGCCTTGCCCGACGTGGCACCGGTGATCGTGAAGGTCGTGATGTTGGCGTTGTTGGTGACATTGAACACCGCCGCGGTCGCCGTGGCGATGGTCAGCGTGCCGGCCGAGATCGTCGCCGTGGCGTAGTTCCAGCCGGGTGGTGTTCCGAATGTCAACGAGCCGCTGCCCGTCGCGTCGGTGATGATGCTCTGCAGCTGGGTCGACGTCGTCGGGCCGGCGACGCCGTTGATTGGCGGCTTCTGCGCCAGCGCAGATGGTGCCAGCAGAACGAGGAGCAGGCAAAGAAAGCGTTTCATGCGGGTGTCCTTCTCAGGGCGCGCGCTTGGCCGCGTACGCTAACGAATTCGCACATAGCTCTTCCGCTTCTTCCAAGGAGAGATCGCCGGACAACGTCGTGCGCTCGCCGTGGAAATTGACAAGTGCCTTTCGGCCATCCGAATGCCGCACCATGCAATCTGTCTTTTTCCCGACGACCTGCCCGGCATCGTCCAACAGCTCCAGGCTGCCGTCCGGCAGCTCGGCCCCGCAGGAGTACGTCGGGATCGCCAGCGCTGCCGCGGTGCCGTCATCGGCAGACGGGTTCTCGCGTTGCGCTAGACGGTCGGCTCGTGCCTTCCAAAGTGTCGGCGTCTTCTCGGGGGAAAGAATTACGTCCTGTTTTTCCATGGCTTCGCCTCCATTAAGGGCACACTTTATACGATGGTACCCCAGGCTGTGCTAGACATACCGATCAGATAGGTCGCGCCGTAGTTGGCGTTCATGACCAGGGTCTGCAGGCCGTTGATGACCTTGCCGCTGCCGGCGTCGAGCGTGATGTTGTTGGTGCCCGCGTCGCCCTTCATGTCCTTGATCACGACCCGCGCGCCGAGAGTCGGGGCCGACAGGTTGACCGTCGTGGCGGCGCCCACCGTCTTGTTGATCATAAGCGCGCCGTCACCGGAAGTCATCGTCACGGCGCCGGCGGCGGTGATGACACGAGAGATGCCGGTCGAGCCCGAGCTGCTGATCCAGGCGCCGCCCGAGTATATCCACAGGATCTGGTTGACCGTGTCATAGCATAGCGAAACGACACCGGGGTAAGCCGTCGGGACGCCGGTTGGCTGCCCGGCGGAAGTGCTCAGGTAAAAGAATCCATCGGTCGCGGTCGTCGCCAGCGCGGCATCGCTCGTGAGGATGTTGCCCCGGCCGGTGACAGTCAGTCGATCGACCAGCACGCCTGCCGTCGTCGGCGCCGTGGATATCGTCAAGCGCGCGCGGCGGCCCTCGACATCTTCCATGACAGTACCGATGCGCGCCCGGATGCCGCGGCCCAGCTCGGTTTCGTCGTCGCTCGAGAAGTCGAGCACGCCCCACGGCCGGACCATGTCCCAGGCCCCGCCGACGCTGACATCGTGCACCATGAAGCCGTTCGGAATGGATGTGCCAAGCGCGCCTTCCGAGTCGGTCATCACCGTGACGTAGTGCATGGTCGTGGCGATCGGATTAAGGCTGACGCCGAAGCGCGACTTGGCGCCGCCGCGCACGCCGATCGCCCAGGGAAATTCGATGGTGGCGTTGATGCCGGCTATTGGCGGCCCGTTGAAAAGCAAGTTGTAGGCGTTGCCGATTACGCTGGCGCCGAGCGTGAACCCGAACTCGACCGCGCCGATCGAGCTCGCGGCGCGCTGCTCGATCCTCGACGCGGGCGCTGTGGTGGTGTCGTTGAGGATGTCGCTGTCGATGATGAAGTTGCGGCCGATGGTGGTCCAAGCCGGAATGTCGACGTTGCCGCCAATGTGCGCCTTGGCTTCGGGACTGACCGAACCCATGCCGTTCAGGCCATCGAACAGGTTATTACCGCTGGTGTTGATGCAGAACGAATTGAGGATCGTCGCGTTCGTTCCCGGGTTGACCGGGTTGACCTTGATCATCGCCGCGCGGTTGACCGTCGTCGGGGTCAGGAACGCGATATTGCTCTGTCCCCAGTTGGCGATGTAAACGCTGTTGACTTGCCCGGCTGACGTTGTGTCGGTGTAGATTTGCGCCGGGAAATCGAGCTGGATGCCGCGGCCGAACCAGTGCGGCGCGCTCATGCCGCCGTAGCCGCCGAACTGGGCGAACGGCGCGACCTCTTCACCGAACCCGGTGGTCGGCTGGCCGATCGTGAAATGCGAGCCGGCCGGCAGCCATGTGCTGCCGATCAAGGTAGCGAGCGTGGCGAGTTGCTGTGCGGTGATCTTGACCGACACGCCGGACTGCACGCCCTCGAACTGCTCGCTGCCGTTGAGCGCGACGGCGGAAGGGAGGTTCGGGATTTGAACGAAATTGGCCATGTCAGGTCAGCGGTCCTGTCTCGGGCACTTCAACATAACCGTAGGGGAGCCCGATCGGATAGTTGATCACTTGCGTGATGCGAATGAAACCATCTTGCGTGATCCTTATCACGTCCGCCGCGGTAATCCGTATCTGGCCGGTGCCCGCGTAGAACGCCGAACTGAATACCGGATCGGTGCCGGGCTCCTGGTTGGTGCTGCCTGGCGGCGCGCCTGTGATCTGCGTGCCGCGCACGTTGCCGTCCATCGTGGTTCTGATCTTGCCCAGGACCACTGGAATACCGGTTATCGGATCGAGCGCGTTCTCGCCGCTGGTGAGGCGCATCAGCTTTCATCCTCGACGAAGGGCTCGGTCCGCGGATTGCGGATCGGCACGGGATCGGCGGGGATGATGATTGCGCGGAGCTGCTGGGCCGGTCAAGACACGGCGGACAGACGAGGATACGCTGATTGACCAACCCTGTGCCGGCCCACTGGAATTGCCAGGCAAGCTTGTAATGATTATTCCACATGCCGCACCTATCGCACACGGCAAACGCCTGCGGACGACGTATCGACGTGCGCGCACGACCAGCTTTAGATGCGTATCCCATCTATGCCTCCACGTACTCGAAACGAAAACCGCCTACAGTTTTTCGTCGCGGATTTTTCAAGCACAATTCAATGAGCGCACTTTTTGCTACCGCAAAATGTCGGGCAGCTGCGCTAGCACTGGGCCATTCGCTACCATCGTCAAGGCAGCGCACGCAACGCGCCATCGATGCCGGCCCTAGTGACGCATACTGCTGAAATAGCGCTGCATTAGCATGGCCTAACTGGCGCAGGCGGTCCTTCGTTTCAGTTGAGTGCTTTAATCCTTTTGCGTATTGGTTCCCTTTCGAAGTTAGGCTGATTTTCGCGCGCCCCGCGGCGGTAAGGTTTCCACCATTCCCGGCGTCGCCGCCTTGAGTAGAATTATATTCTGGTTGGTGTTGCGCAATATACGCCACCTCAGCGGCCAACGCCGCGTGTGCGGTGTCGAAATAGCCAAGGATATCCACCATGAAAGCCGCGCGACCATATTTCCTAACGGCGCGATAAAAAGCACCTTGGCCATTCTTCTTAACAGCGTGGCACATATGCTCGGACATCCGCCGATTAATATCGCGCGTGGTCACGCCGACGTAGTGCTTCTCGTTCACCGTATTGGTGACGAGGTATAGTACCGTCGCGCGAGATCTGTTGCCTTTCATCACCTAATTCCTGAAATAGCTGCCGAGTATGGGACTCACGTAAAGAGGTACGTTCTCCACATCCTGAGCATACGCCCGGGCGTAGGACTTGTCAGCGAAAGGCTGGATCGCCGGGATCAGCGCCGGCGCCCACAGGCGCGCGAGCTGCACGGCCATGCCGTCGGCGAAAGCGGCAAGCCAGCGATAGGGGATGTCGACGGTCTGGCCGGCGGTGAAATTGGAGTCCTGCACCTGAGTGACGCGGTAGTATTGCAGGTACTGCGCGCTGGTGCCGTCCGGCACCGGCCACAGCGTGATCGTCGGGCTGATCAGGCGATCGAACCAGAACACGGTGGTGAAGCCCTGCTGCGTCTTCTGCGGATAGGTCGCGTATTCCGAGCGGCTGACCGGCGTGATGATGCGGTCGACCGGCGGCGACGTGCCGTTGTCGATCGTCACGTAAGCATCGAGGATCATCACCGTCTTGCCCTCGACGGCATAGGTCGCCTGACCCTGGACCAGCGGCACGGTGACGAGATCGACCTTCCACAGGTTCGGCGTCTCGTTGCTCCAGTCGGCGAGCAGCAGGTTCGCGGCCTGGCGCGCGCTGACCATATGCTCCTGCACCAACGACGTGCTGCGGATCTGCACCAGGTTAAAGGCGTAGAGAACGATCTCGCCAAGGCTGGGGTTGTAGGCGTAGGTGCCGCTAGTAGCCATGTTACTATCCTGCCCTTGTCGCGAAAATCGCCGATCCGTGATTAAGCAGCGAACCGTTCACGCTGGTAGTATCTTTAGCGCGCAGAGTGATAACAGTGTTAGCGACCACCGTAATAGTTACGCACGCAACTCCGGCGGTAGCCGCGTTGATGCCCGTGGATACAACTTGATATTCGATAGAGGCATTAGCTGCTGCCGTTACATTATAAAGAATAAGTGAATAAAGATCCGGTCCGGCACTAGATTGTGAAACAGCAAATGGTGCCGTTATCAACCATGTGCCTTTAGTGATCGTTAGCGAAGGACCATCGAAATAAGTGGCTGTATTGTCGAGAGCTACGTTGCCACCAATAAACCCACTGGCGGCAGATGCGCCGGCCGTAACGCGTGCCACTTCAATCAAAATGGTGTCTGTTGTCCTACGTAGCGTGATGTTATCGCCCGACGTGTACATCACGAAATCTGACGGGAGAACGAGATTGGCGCTCGTTTTTACGGTGACGGCCCGCGCAGAGCTTGCAGGATATAGTGTGACGAGCTGATGTATCCGGCCGCCCTTTACGACTGTCAAATCGTCCGCAGGCGCGGAACCTTCCGTGTCGACGTAGTGCATTTCGCCGGTAATTGTGATTTCACCAGCGTCAATCGTTCGAGAAAGCGTGCTAAAACCGGGGGACGGGTCCCACACATTATCGAACTCAACGACAGTGGGTGTGACGGGTAGCGTGTAAGAAAAGCCGTTATCGACGCATGTGTTGCTGCTGATGATGCTCATAACAGCAGGATCGCCGGTAAGGACCATCGCGCCACTGACGCAGTCCTTTATCGTGTTGCCCGTGATCTGAATGCTGTTCGGTGTAGTGATGCTCAAGCCGCGGCCGCCCGCGCCCTGAATGAAGTTATTGGTGATCGCTGCATCGAGCGTGTAGCTCGTCGCTCCGATAGAGATCGCATGGCTGGAACAATCGCGAAGATCATTATTTGCAATCGTAAGAATCTCACTGCAATTTGATTGCATAATGATCGATCCGGTGCCTCTGCGAATGGTGTTGCCGATTATCTTCACACCTTTGCAATACCGCACTAAAATACCGATCTGATATGGTGCAATTCCTGCTGGATCAACATCAATGACATTACTCGAAATTATAACGTCCTTGAAAGCAGGCGCAGTCGGGTCAGTTGCGAAATCAGCGCCGTCGATGAATACGCCGGCGCCGTGGTCGGCCTGACAAGTATTGCCCGTGATGGTTAGACGTTTACCCGCTGTCCCCAGCGCCTGTGAAGAAAAAGCGATGATGCACGCAGCGGCAAATACGCCGCCCGTCAAACCCTTGACCACGTTACCCGTGATGGCGATGTCACTCGCATCGGCTTTAACGCAAATGCCGCGGTGCCGCGGATTGATAACGCGGTTACCCGTGATCGATACCTGCGATGCGCCAGAATAAACGTCAATCGAACCCAAACCGCCGATCGAACCATCGGCAAAAGCGAAGCCCATGTCTCGAAAAGTATTGCCGCTGACATCGACCGAACCCTGCTGCTGAGACACATCTTTTGCAGTCTGCTGATAGCGAATACCTACACGGCCAATATTGAGGGCAACCGGACCATCGAATGTGCAGCCCACTACAAGAAGATCCACGTCATCGTTGCAGGAGATGCATCCGGAAGCCGTGCCTGCTTGCCCTTCTACGCCATTCCTGAAGCGGCAACCAATGAACTCGGCTTTTACCCAGGCTCCCGATGTCAGGCTACCGAATACCCAGACATCAAATTCGCGGCCATTAATAAACTCGACATTATGGACACTGACACGCGTGTTAAAGCCGGACGCGGTCGGTTCGCACCGAATTGTCGCATGGTATCCCGAGTTTACCGGGAAATCCGCAAAACTGCCGTCGATAGTAAGATCACGCAATTCGAGAGAAGAGCCAACTCCGTTAATATAGATCAAGTTAGCTGCGACGGCACCCGGCGCCCATTTCAGAATAGATGTGCTGCCTTCTCCGACCAAACGCACCGCGCGCGCGAAGGTCGTCGGGTTGATCATGAATGTGCCGTTCGGAATATGAACTATTTTTCCGGTGGCTACGGCAGCCTGCAGGGCCGTCGTGTTGGCAGTCGGCGGCCCACCCATCGCGCCGCCAAAATCAAGAACGCTCACGGTATCTCGCAATTTACTCGTGACCGTACGTGTAACAGCGTCGGCGCCGGCTTGCAGAAATGTGGCGTCAGCGGACGCCAAATCCGCGATTTGTTGTGTCGTGACCCGCGTCGACACACCGGTTTGCACGGCTTCGAGCTGCTCTGCACCGTTAAGAGGCCGCGCGGCGGGCAAATTAGGAATTTGGATATAGGTCGTCATACGTTCGCCCCGACGCTGGTCATGAAACTTTGAATGGCCGCGTAAAAGGCGGGCTGCTGGCCGGCCGGGATGTCAGCGCCGGCCGATACAAAACCCTCTGTTGCTGCGCGAAATAAAGTGGCAGCGTTTGTGTTGTCGGAGCGGGCACCAATGTAGATCTTCGAGGTCGGCAGAGAAGCGCTTACAGCGGCAATGCCCGACGGCAGGATGGCTGCGCCGTTCTTGTATGCCAAAACGTTGGACACCAGCGCGCCATTCCTGCTGCCAACTGATAATCCTCGACTGTCTGTGATCGAAGTGGGGGTGCCACCAGTAGACGAATTGTTGCAACCGACTGTCATAATACCGGCTGTGCGTGGGATTATCATGAGATTTTGAGTTGAAAAATTCAAACATCCGGCAGCAGCTGTGGCTGCATTCACGTTGGTCCGCTCGTAAACGGCGAGATGCATGTTCGTGCCGGTCATAGCGACCTTGTTCGTATTGGGAATAAAGCCGGTGTCGAGATATTGCGCCGTGCCGTTGAAGGCGTAGCCCCGGTCAACCGTGAAAGTTGGGGCGGCCGTCGCTGTCGCGAGCCGGCGCTGCTTCAACGATGTCAGTGCCTGCGGTGCGTTCTCGGCCACGAGCAACCAAGCATCATCAATCAAATCCCATACGCCCGCCGCTATCCACGCCGTGATGAGCGTGTTGACAAGGATAGCGCGCGGCAAGGAAACCGTGCCGCCGTTCACTACGACGGCGGCGGCCCACGCGCTGACGGTCGCGTCGAGCGGAGCGCCAGCGGTCAAGCCAAAAGACAGACCCGACCCGCGCAGCACCAGACCGCTTGACGGGTTCAGTTGACCGACGGCGTCGACGATCGTCAGGCCGCGCGAAAGGGTCAAGCCCGGAACATAGGTGTTCACTGTCGACGGCATGACTGCCGCGAGGCCGGTGCCGTCGAGGGATAGCCCACTCACGCGCGCCTACCGTGCCGGGCCGTCGAGCTGGGTGAATGTCGCAACCACCGTGCCCGTGCCGCTGTTGAGCAGCACCCGGGCGAAGGTCGGCGCGAAATTGTAGTTGCTCTGCTGGGTGGTGCTGGCCGCCACGACTGCGACATCGGCACTGCTCACCCAGGTCACGCTCGCTTCGGCGACCGGGCTGGTCAGCGAGTTGGGATCGTCCAAAGTCTGTTGGACGGTGTAGTTGACCGTGCCTGTGACAGTCGCCTGGATGGCGACACCGCCCGGGGACCAGTTGTCGAGCCGGACCCAGGGCGATGCCGCGACGCCGTTGGTGCCGATCGATACCGTGCCGGCCGCCGCGGCGCTGGCGACCGCGGAGAAGGTCTTGTAGTCGAGCACGGTGGTGGCGGCGCCGCCGCTGGCCCCCGTCACGACTTCGGTGATCGGGTTGCCGACGCCGTCGGTACCTGTCGTGGTGAAGGTGATGCCGAGATCGTTGCCGCTGCTGGTGAAGATCACACGGCGTGGCGTGTCGAGCACCGCGACGCCGGACGGCACGATCACGCCGTTGGCGACCGTAGCGCCGGCGCTGACCAGCGTGCCGTTCAGCACGATGGCACCGCCTGCGGCGATAGCCGAAGCGGTGCGGATATTCGTGGCGCTGGCTGCCGCGAGGGGTCCGACTGTGGTGGTTACCGGGCGCATTCTACGTTCCTTCTGGCGCGGCGCGCCGCGCAGCCGTGAACGAGGGCGCGCCCTCCGAAATCAGCGACTCAATCGATATCGGTGGTTTTATGACCGCGTGGCGGGGTGCCGGAACGGGCCGAGCTGAACGGGCTGAAGTTCGAGCCGGCCCGACCGCCGCTCTTGCGCGGCGCGCGGCACGCGGTGACGTCTCGGGTGCCCTTGACGTTGCCGACATGCTTGGCGTGCTTCATGTCCTCGCCACTCTCGAGGTGCTTGACGCCGCCACCGCTCTTGCGCTTGGCGCGGCCGCCCCGTTTCTTCTCCTCGGCCTCCTGGGAGACATTGGTCGAGGAACCATAGTTCTTCGGCTTGTCTTTCAGATCCGCCTTGTAGTCGTCGCGCGGCTTGCCGAAATCCGCCTCGCCGCCGGAGGCCTTCTTGCTGCGTGCCTTCATGATGGGCCTCCTTAGCTGGGCTTGATGCCGATGCCGTTACCGCTGGTCGTGGGCGTGGCACCTGTGACGTACATGTTCGCGAGGGCGTTGGTGTCGCCCCAGTTGGTGTTGGCGTCGCCGATGAACCAGCAGTTGTCCATGGCCAGCAGGCCGCCAGGCGACGCGCTACCCATCGACACGATCACGGTCTGCGCCGTGCCGCCGGTGCTCATGTCGTTGACGAACAGGCAGCCCTTGAAGAGGCTCCAGCGATCGATCGCACTGGCCGCGGTTGCCACGATGCTGACCGCGGTAGCCGCCGACGTGAGCATTGGGAAGATGCAGTCGACGAAGGTGTTGCGCGGCGTGCCGCCGGCCAGCTCGAGCGTTGCGTTGGCGACTGAGCGGGTGACCGTATCGAGGCCGATCGTGCAGTTGACGAAGGTGTTTTCGCCATTCACACCGGTAATCACCATGGCACGAGCGGCGGTGCCGGCCGCAGAGGCCGCGTCGGCGAAGCCGCCGATCTGGACGTTGTTGTAGTAATTGCGGCCGCCGCTATCGACCCAGCCCAGCATCGCGGCATCGCCGGTCGAGAAGCCCGGAAAGGTCGAGAAGTTGGAGAAAATGCAGCCCTGGGCGGTGACCGATACGAAGGTCGCGGCGCCGAAGGTCGCGGCGGTGTAGGTGCCGCTCGGCGGCGCGATACGCGCGCGCTGCGCGGCGCGCGTCGGCGACGCCATGCCGACGATGTGGCAGGCGTTTTTGCTCCAGACGAGCGTGCCCGCGGTCGCCGCCGGCACGAGCACCTGAGCATTCGCCAGCGACAGGCGCTGTGTGCCGGTGGTCGAGCCGTCGCCGACGATCACGCACACGTCGTTCTGCCCGGCGGTCATGCGCGCATGCACGCCGTACAGCGTCTTCATCGGGCTGTCGGCAGCACCGGTGTTGCCGTCGTTGCCGTTTACGTAATCGGCGAAATAGATGTTGCCGGTGGTCAGCGGCAGGCCGGACATCCCCATCGTGGGGACACCCGCAACTTCGAGACCTGAGAGGTGGGTGATACCCATCGTATTGAGCCTTTCAGACAGCCGTCAGTGGGCTGCGCTTACGGGTTGAGAGTTACTGCGACGGGAAGCTGCCCCAGATCGCGCGTGGGTTGTAATACCCGAAACTATAACGACTATATCCTTTGACTAGGAGGTTATCCGTGATGAAATCCACCTGCATGTCCGTCTCGAACGGAATGCGCTCCATGTAGACCAGGCCAGGGACGCTGGTGAGCAGGAACCACGCGAACGCCGACGTGAGGAAGTCGTTCGTCATGTAGCCTTCGGGCAGGCCGCCCGAGGTCGACATGATCGCGTTCACGTCGTTGTCGGCGGTGCCGGGGCGCAGCTCGGTCTTGAGCAGGCGGATGGCAACCGGCTCGAGCTGCGGCGGGATCAGCAGCTTGCGCGCGCGCGCGAAGATCTTGAGCCCGGCCTGGTCCTTGAAATTGGTGCGGACCGCGATCATCGCGTTCAGCAGGGTCGCTTCGTTGAGGTCGACATCGATCGTCGGGCGGTTGGCGAAGGTGCCACCGTCGATCGGGTGCGCGGTGGAGCAAAGCGGCTGGCCGTCGCCACCGACCGAGGAATTATAGACCGTGGCGGTGTTGAGGATGTTGGCGCCGTAGATCTCCTTGGTCTGGTGGAAGCTTTCCATCAGGCCGAGGTTGGACGGCGCGAACTGCGTCTTGTAGAGGTTGTCGTCGATCGCCTTACGGGTCATCGCATACCCGAGCGCGATCTCGATGTGCTCCTGGTTGTAGACGAACCGCTCGCCGGCCTGGTTGTCGAAGGCGGTCTGGCCGCCTTCGGTCTTCAGCTGGGCGAGACCCAGGTAGCGCATCTCGGCCGTGCGCTCGAGCGCCATGTTTGATATGTGCTTGGCGTAGATCTTGTCGTACTGAGCCGGAATTTGCTCGTACTTGCCCTCGACCCCGCGAAGACCGGGAAGGAGCAGATCCTTGATCTGTGAAAGATTGACGGCCATGGATCCTGCTCCTCGGGCTTAGCTGATACCGAGCGGGCCGGCGCCGTTGCTGCGCAGCCACTCGTTGTTGAAGCCGACCACAACCCAGTTGTAGGCGGTCGTCGGATCGGTGCCGGGTCCGCCCGGCGGCGCCGTGATCAGGTCGGTCACGATGAAGGGGAAGGTGACCGTGGTGTTGAGCGAGTTAAGGTAGGCGCCCGAGCGGCCGGTCGCGGTGTTGCCGGTGCCGATCGCGTATTGCGCGTACTGTCCGACCGGCGAGCTCGTCCAGGCCGACAGCGTGCCGGTGATGTTGAACGTGGTCGAGTTGCCCTGCACCACGAAGCGGGCATTCGGGTCATCGATGACGTAGGCGAGCACGTCGCCCGATGCATCGGCGCCTGGCCAGTAGTTGCTCCAGACCTTGCGCTTCTGGCTGACCGAGGTGTACTCACAGCCGTTGAAGATGCCGCTGATGACGGTCGAGCCCGGGACGCCCTGCGTGATGTAGCCATTGGCGCTGGACACGACAGGCTGGACAGGATCGCCGGTGAAGATCGCGGTGCCGTTGCCGGACGCGATGCGGCGCTGCGTTATCGCAAACGTCGGTGCTCCGCCGGAACCGCCGAGCCACTCGCTGAAGCCGAATGGAGAATTTTGGTTTGCCATAGCTAACTCCTGATGGAGCGCCATGATCAAACCCCGAGGCCAGATCACTGCGGAAATTGAGGGCCTCGCCGGGAGGCCACTTGCAACGCAGAGGATGGTTTAAGGTTTCCTGGTTGTCAACACAGGAAAAAAGCCCCGTTTCCGGGGCTTTTCCTGCGCTATGCGCAAGATTGCTTGCGCATAGAACTCAAAATTGCGTATAGCCGCGTTACTCGGGGATCGGCATCGCCTCGTAGCCCTTCTTGACACGCACCGGCGCGCCGGGATGTGTGCCGCGCTCGAAGGTGCCGTTCGGGGCGCTGTTGAGCTGGGCTTCCTTGACGCGAACCTGGTCGAGCGCGCGGCGTTTCTCGATCAAGCGCGAGCGCTCGGTGATCTCCATCGGCCGCTGCATCAGGATCTGGCCATCGCGCGTGATGGTGCTGTGTTTCCAGTCGGCCGGCATCATCTCGGGATGGCGTGCAGCCGGTACCGGCTCCCAGCCGTTGCGGCTGAGCTGGACTTGGTACGCCGGGTCCTCCTGGCCCATCACGGTCAGACGCTTCCAGGCATAATCCCAACCGTCGGGGATCATGCGACGATCGAACTCGAACTTATCGGTCCCTTCGTCCATCGCCATGCCGTGATCCATGATCTCGGCCGTGCGCTTGCGCGCGGCTTCGAGATCGGAGATCGGTGCGGGCGCCGCAGAGATCGGATCGTTGTTTCCGCGGGGTACCGGTGGAGCAGCGTTCTGATCTGCCGCCGGCGGCAAACTACCGAGTGCGGACGTGCTGGCAGGCTGCGTCGATGCCGGCGCGCTGTTCTGACGTTCGGCGCCCGCTTCGTCAGTGGAGACCGCCGCGCGGCGGCGCCGGCGGCGAGTGGTGGTGGGGTCGGCCATGTGTCTTCTCCTCAGTTCGGCTTGTCGCGGGCGAGCCGCTCGAGCTGCTTGGCGTATTCTTCGTTCGTCATGTTGGAAATCTTCGCGGCCTCGGCTTGCGCCGCGGTGAGCGTGCGGATGCGGCCGTTGCTGTTGCCGCGGCTGGCGGGTGCAGCCGGCGGCGGCGCGGCGTCGCGCCGCCGGACTGGCGCGGCGGCCGCCGATGTTGCGTCGACATCCTTGACCGCGACATCGCCCGCGGGCTCGCGTCGCTGGTCGGTATGGCCAATTCCGAGCGTCTTCTCGACGAAGGCGAAATATTCAGGACTTTCGCGCTCGAGATCGTTGAGCACGGCCATGTTGTCGGCCAGGACCATCTTCTTGGTCTTGGCGTCGTCGGTGGCATACTCGGGATGACGACGCACCCAGTCAGCCGACTTGGGCGAGAGACCCCACTGAGCGATGTTACGCTCGACAGGATCGCTCGACGTTGCTGCGGCACGTCGCGCTTCGCGCTTGGGCGCCGTCTCGATCGCGACCTTGCCATTCTCGAGGCTGAACAGCTTGGTAGCGACGTCAGCCATCTCGCTGTTGACGCCTGCGGCGGCAGCAAAGTCACCGGCCGCCATGTGGTTGGCGTAATCAGCCTTGAGCTGTTCACGCCGGCCGTTGAGCTGCTCGATCGCGCCGGTGATCACCGTCAGGTTGCTGCGCTGGACCTCGTCCTGGGCGAGATCGACCTGGCTGGCGGCCGTACTGGCGCGTGCTTCGGCCGCGTTCGCACGGGCTTCCGCCGCGGCGAGCTTGGCCTTGAGATCATCGATGCCTTCGTCGACGCCGAGCGTCTTGTCGGTTTCGTTGGTTTCGATTTCGGCTTCGTCGGTATCGTTTTCGTCGGCCATGGGGTCCTCCGTCAGTAGACGGCGTCGGGAGACGGGATGCGGAGATGCACACCCTTCTCGCTGATCAGCCGGCACAGTTTCTGGTTGATGTTGAGCGGCCAGCCGTCGCTCGGCCGGATCGCGATCCAGTCGCCGACCGCGAGCGCGCCGCCGCGGGTATCCTTTTCGATGTTGGCCAGCGGCCCGAGCTTCACGATCAGCGCGGCCTTGCCCTGGTACTTGTCCTCGTCCTTGGTCTGGCTGGCCAGGATAATGCCGCTCGCCGTCTTGCTCGGCCGTTCGTACACCGCGACCAGCACCATGTCGTTGAACACGTCGACCTGCTTCAGATCGACGAGCTGTCGCATGATCTCGACACGAGGATCGACTTCGTGCCTCATCTTTCCAATTGCCATCGTTCTCCTCGTTTCTACTTTGCCTTCTGGATGTCGCTGGCGGCGATCTCGACGATCTCCTTGGCGACGCGCATGCCGGAAATACGCCCGGCACGATAGCGGTAGTCGGCGTGATCCTTCAGGCCGCCCTGTGACATCGTCTCCAGTTCGGTCGCGATGCTCTCGTCGAGCTGCTTCCTGATCAGCTGGCTAAGCTGGTCGTTGAATGTCTGGGCCATGATCAGGGCCGCCCATACAAGCGTGCGCGAACCTTGTAGATGCTTCGGTTACGCATCAAAGGTTCCATCGGCAAGTGTTCCCAGATGTGATTAGACTTTTCCGCTTCGGGGTGAAGTCTCCAAACAATATGTGTGTTAACGCCCATATAGGCGCGAAAATTGACTTCCCATCCGCGCACTGCAGCAGCGAGTGTCAGGAACATCACTTCGGCCGCATGGTCTTCTGGCACGGCTGGCCATGAGTAGATTTGCTCGTAGATCTCACCTTCAGCCGTATAGGCCTGCGGTTGACCCTCTTGGTGCATATAGGGCGCCACGATGCGCGCTATCTCGGTGTCAAAATATGTCTGCTCTTCGTCGGTCAACATTGCATCCATCTCCTCATGGTGCTGGTTGGATTTCAGTTCGGGGTGCCGCCGAAACGAGGAGGAAACGACGACACCCGTCCCTGACACGCGGTGACGGGAGGCCTACCGCGCGTTTTTCTGTAGCTGGATCTTCTCCAAACGTCCGAGGCCGGACCCCGCGCCAGCCGTCATTCCGGCGACGGTACGTCCGCCGCTTCGCCGCGGCATCATTGGCATGCCCGCGCCCGGACCCCCAGCCATGGACGGCGGTGGTATCGGAGGCCCGCCAGGGCCACCCGGAGGGGCGCCCATGGGCATCGGGGGCGGCGGCATGGATGGCGGGGGCGGTGGCGGCATCGGTGGCCGCACGGGCGCATTGTTGGGCGCCTGCGCGCCCTGCGGATGCGGCTGCTGTATCACGATGTTGATGTTGGTCTTGCCCTTGGTGCGTCCGCCGCTCTTGCGCGCAGCTCGGTCACCCTTCTCCGCGGTGCCGCCCTTCTTCAGGAACATCGACTTGCCGCCGTGCGGCCCGAATTCCATGCGGTTCGGGCTGGTGCCCGAACGCGCGCTGGCGGCCTGCATGGCGGCCTGCGCCGTCGCCCGCGGATCCTGCATAGGACCGCCCATGTCGCGTTTCTTCCGTGCCTCGCCGCCCTTTTTGAAACCGCCAACGTGGTATTTGCCGAACTCTTCGGCGTTGGCGGCCGGGACGTTGCGGTTGACCTTGGCGTTGGCGATCTCGGTAGCGGCGCTGCGCGGCGACTTGTCGGCTCGACGCGGGCCTCGATCGCCTTGTACGGCACCGCCGTTCTTGTAGATGCGCGGGCGGATTGGCCGTGCCCCGGTTTTCTTGTCGGCGTTCAGTGGCTCGGTCGGGGTCCAGCTGCTGGCGTCGACGCGCCTGGACGGATCGCTGCCACTCGCCATGCGGCTTGCCTTGGCGCGCATCGCAGCGCGGGCCTTCTTCGAAAGATCGCTCATCGTGCTGCACTCCTCGCGCGGCCGCCACGGCGCATCACGCCGGCGTTCAATTCCCTGGGTCCTGTAGAGGCGGCAGGCGGCCCGCCGATCTTGATGCCGATGGTCGGCTCACCAGCGCCTGCCTTGTCAGCGGCGGGCGGGGGCGGCGGCTCGGGCATGATCACTGGTGCCGGGTTGCTCTCGCCGGACGAGCTGCCATTGCCTGCACTGCCGCCATCCTCGCGATGCTTGCGCATGCTCGGAGCGCCGCCACCGCACAGGCGGATGGCTTTGGCACGGGCGGTGTTGCTGGCTTTGGACATCCTGTCAGGCGTTTCCCGAAACCATGCTCAACGCCCGATCGACGATCGAGCCGGGACGCACGGGCTGCTTGGTTTTACCAGATGACAGCCATTTGCGGAAGGCGTCAAGGCTCATCACCTCGACCGAGCCGATCCGGTCGGCGCCTTTACCGTCGGAAAATGCCTTCACATAGCAGTCGAGTGCATCCCGTTCTGACTCGAAACCCAGCAGACACTTATGCTCGTCGAATTTCCCGTCTGGTCGTAATTGGTTGACCAGTACGACCAGGGGACTCCGTTGAGAAGGACCGACGTAACAGTCGACGTGGTCGCCGTCGGCGCCTGTCGTTCGCTTGATGTAGCCGTAGTCGGCCGGAAGCTTGCACGACCATGCACGACCTCGAGCATCCCGCCCAGTGCGTACAGACCCCAGCTTGTTCTCGATCGCAATGGGGATGCCTTGGAAGCTGATATGCTCCTTGGCATAGTTGCCCGCGGCCTTCTGTGCATCGGACGGAGCATGGTCGACCGAGCCGCCGGCCGCTTTTTGTAATTTCGCATCATTAGGTTCCACATGGTCGCCGTTAGGGACTACCGCGGATATCGAGCTGCTATCTTCGCCGTCGTTTGAATAGTAGTAGCCCCGTTTGGCATTTCCTTTTTTCAGCGCGCCGGCCATGTAGCCGTTAGCCTTGAAGTCAGGATGCGGCGAGCTGATCGTGTTGCTCATCGGGCCTTTGATCTTGAACGCCCGGAGAGATGGTTGCATGTCGTGTATCATCGGCACATCGCGGCCCGATAGTGGAGGCATGCCTTTCGGGTGCTGGTGCGGATAGTAATCATCGTCCGGCGCGTCGACGTTGTGGCCTGAAATATTATACGGCCCCCATTCTTTTAGCCGTCGTTTTCCCGCGAGCAGTGTCTCGCCATATTTACGCTTGCCGTCCCATGAACCTTCGGCAGGCCAGCCAATACGCGCGCGCAGGGCGTCGGTTGCAGCGGCTTTCGTGCCGAGATGCAGTCCACTCTTTCCGCCGCGCAAGTCACCACTACCGGAGCCGTGCCACCACAAATTATCGTTCTCTTTCGCCCTACCACCGTATGCGCGATCAACCGCCCCGCCCGCCGCGTAGGCCGGCTGACCTTTCAGGATGCTCTCGCGGAGTTTTGGTGTGATGTCGAGGCTGTGCAGTGCAGATCCTGGCTGGCCGTATGCCTTGTTCCGTTCAGCCCGCAGACGAGTGTGCGCCTGACCGAGCGCGGCGTCGGCATTGATGTCGCCGCGCTCGTGCAGCGCATCCATATCACGATCGATGTCGGCGACAGACCGGCCTTTGTGTAATTTGTGCCCGCCTAACTGCACCTTCGCCGCAGGATCGTGCTTGCGCGCGAGCTTCTCGAGCGCCTGCGGCACGACCTTGTCATAGAAGGTTTTCATGCCCTCGCCGCCGGTGGTCAGGTCGAGGCCTTCGAGCTGGCGCGAGCGGTGGCTCATGCCGGCAGCCGAGCCGTGCTGCGCCGGCGCAGCC